TTACATAAATTGTATAAATAATATATCTGAGCCTCTGACTACTACGTGTGTTTTACCGACAAAAATATAATTTGCATCATCAGAAATTTTTAATCTATCAAGATTATCTTCAGTGATACTTGTTACTTTTTCCGCATGTAAATATGAATATTTAATTTCCGTTAATTCTTTAACATCTACATATTTACCGTCCTTTAATTGGATAAAACAGTTCATTGTAAAACCTCCTTATATACATATGTAATTATACACTGTTTAAACTATAAATAAAAGTTATCATATTTACTATTATATATAATAATATGTTATAATAAAGATGTACCGAAAAGGTACACAAAATTAAATTCATCGATTGTATTGTGGGTTTATCTACGGTATTTCATTTATCAGCTAAATAAAAATATATTTGAGTATTTGATGGTATGGTTACCGAATGTATGAAATCACATTATACAAATTGATAGTTTAGTTTATCGTCAGGCTTTTCATATAGAAAGTGTTTCGCTGTATATTAGTCTATGTCAGACTAATTGTTTTTATTTGTTTTCTAGATCAATATTCATGTTGGATAGGTCACTGTACTTTGTACGGTGGCTTTTTTTATGTACACTTGTCTTTAAAACCATTTTTCGATGCAATACAGAGCTTCTCTCAGCATCAAAAAATGCCCTACTATCACAGTAAGGCATTATTTTATCTTCTTAGCAAATATAGTTAGTGTTTGATTCATTCCGTTGTCATTAGTCACAGATTGGATATTATAATTTTCTCCCTTATATCTTACATGATGATATGTTTCTATACCTTTTCGGTAACGAATGATAAACCTAATAGGCTCTTCATTAATTGTAAATCCAGCATCAGCATATTCTGAACCTTTTAATGTTTTAACCTCAGCCCACGGCTTTGCTATAACTGTGGAAATCATTCCTTCACCAGGCATAAAAGCGTCAGGGTCTTCTCTTTGTTCAATGATTTCAATTCTACTATTAAAATGATATGCCATTGGTTATCCTCCTTTTGAATGGTGCACATGTGCACGTTTGTTTTGTCGACAAAACATTTTGCTGTGCAACTGTTGCACTTCGTGAGTAGATGTCTACTCAACTTTTGCGTCAACGCAATATTTGATAAGCGACCACGTGGTCGCATTTAATCGCTGTCCAACAGTTGGACAAATTCAAATTACGTAACGTTACGTAATTATGCTTATTTAACAAATGATTAGACGTCCAATCATTTAAATATGACGACGTCGTCACCTTACATCGCTCTCAAAAATTGCTCATAGTTATCAAATAAGCCCACATATGCATCTAGTAACGACGCTACGCCATCTATACGACGTTTAGGCGACTGGTTCTTAATAGGTACAATGTTACCGTTTCTATCAGTTTCTACGCCAGTATTAGTTAAGCACCATTTTAAAATCGGGTTATTGTTGTAATTGATTTTATGTTTCTCTAAATCAGCGCCCATATTTTGCATTGGTAAACTTAACGTTTTAGCCCCCTGTGGTGTTCGTACCATGTGAAAGCCGTACGCTTCCATTTCATCTACCCAATATCTCGCTGAATAGTTATCGTAATATATCCATAATGGCGATATGTCATAGTCATTCATCATCTCAATGAACCAGTCTGTAATATCGCTATAATCAATCGTATTACCACTACATAACCTTAATAGCCCCTGTTCGTGCCATTTGTCATACGGTATTTTGTCCTCATGCACACGTTTATATAAATTATCTTCAGGCAACCAATACATCTGATGAACGTATCTCATTTCAGTTTCTGGATCAATAAATAATAATGTGGCACAACTTAAGTCTGTTGTGATAGAAAGGTCTGCCCCACCTATCGCATACCAGCCTGTAAAATCTTTAATATCGAATGTATCTTCATTATTGATTGCGTCGAACGTAAGCCATGCACTATGTGTCACTTCACGGATATTGAAGTCTTTGGTTAAGATACCCGTTAAGTCATTCATATTATTTTGTGCACGTGCCACTTTACGTTCAATATCTTCAACCTTTTTAGATACACCTAGCGCAGGATTAGCTTTCTGCCAACAATCAGGAAGTTTATACTCAGCTTTATGATCTAACTCATACATAATCGGCAGAAAGTTATCATCAGTGAAATTGCCATCAACTACGTTACAAGCATACTCATATAAATCATCAAAGATTGTTCCCCTATGTGTTCCAGCTGTTGTAATCATAATGAGTAATGGTTGCGTTCTAGCTGACTGTGATTGTTTCATTACTTCATAAAGATTTCTGTCTTGAATAGAGTGTAGTTCATCAATCACGACTAAATGCGCATTTAAACCGTCTAATGAATTGGAGTTCTTGCCTAGTGACTGCATCTTGCTAAAGTTATGTGCAAAGTATAAATCTGATTTTCGCTTACGAATATTTTTATTTAAGTCAGGACTCTGTACAATCATCTCATGTGCTTGATCGAACAGTATATTAGCTTGGTCTCTTTTAGATGCAACTGAGTACACCTCTGAGCCACTTTCCCCGTCTGCTATCATCATGTATAAAGCAATCGCTGCTAACATGGTTGTTTTACCATTCTTACGACCAACAAAGAAAAATGATTCAGTATAGCGTCTGTATCCTGTTTCTTTATCTACAAAGCCAAATAAAGCTGAAATATAAGCCTTTTGGAACAAGTCTAATACTAATGGTTTGCCAGCCAATTCACCTTTGGAATGGCGACAGAACTTTTCAATAAATTGAATTGGTCGCATGGCTTTATCTTCATCAAAGATATACTTGTCGTGATGTTCCATGTCTTGAATTAGTTTCTGATATTGTTTCTTTACACGTTTAGAAGTCACAATTTCGCCATTCTCTATTGCTTTATAATATTGTTCAATGTAGTTAGCCATTAGTCACAAAGTCCATAAATGCGTCAGATTCTTCTACTTCTTGAGGCAATAGAGACAGTAATTGCTTAAGTGTGGCGTTATACTTTGAAACTGTCGTATTGTATGACTTCATAGCAGGACTTTCTTTTAGATATTCTTGTTCTCCTTGTCTAAAGATGTACGTTGCGCCATGTGTGCGTACAGTATTTTTCAGTTCGTTCATTGTTTCTTTCATAAAATTTAATTCTTCTATTAAATCATATGCAACTGGTTTATTAATATTATTATCTTTGTCAATTTGCATTTTAAGTTGTTCTAAATTAATTGATTTATATATCTTATTCATATTTTATTCTCCTTAAAATAATTTTTAGGCACCCCTAAATTTTTAAAATCTCGTGTGGAGGAAAAGTTAAGCCCATCGCCGTTTCCCATCAAATTCTTTCACACCAAAGACATGGGGGGTATAAATTATTTATTATATTATATTTTTATTAAATTTCCTTTTTCATCAAACCTTAATCCTTCGCCTGTTGATGGACTTCCAAAATGTTCTTGATTGTGACACGTCTGACATAAGCTTTCTAACAAATCATGGTTCAATGATACATAAGGATTAGTGTAATTCTCTGCATTTAACCATACTTTGTGATGACAGATAGACGCTACATCTCCACATCGTTCACACATATAATTCTGTGATGCCATGTAACTATTTCTGCACTTAATCCACTTACTAGACTTATAAAATGCTTGTGGTACACTCCTAGTCATCGTACTCACTTCCTAATGCATGTAATGCGCCTAATAAGCTATCAATTGTACGTTTTAATCGTTCGCTGTCTTGAATTTGAGGGTCAAACCACAATTGAAGTATAAACTTTGCAGTTGTTTGTGCTAATGGCTGCACTGGTTCATCTAACCAATCACGACCAGTAGTAATATATAAGTAGTTAGGTATCGCCTCAACTAATGGAATGATAATGTCATCGTTAAAATCTCCATCAACTCTTAAAGCATTGCGTGCATCTTCTATTGATAAAATCATTGTGTTCACTCCTTTGCTTAAGGACCATGGGCCTGAAGCTTGTTTCTTATACCGTTGTGGTCCTTGGACCATATCGGTGTATTTCTCGATAAGGACCACGGTCCCACTCGATATCTATTAATAAAGGACACCAGCTAATTCACTGATGCCCTTACTAGTTTATAATGTTTATGCGATTGGTTCTGATGTAGTAGATAACTTAACAAACGCCTCACTCATTAATACACGAGTATCTGCTACTGCCATAGCTCTATAATCAATTAAGCCACTACGGAATGATGATTCACGTGATGACTCAAGCATAATGCCTTGTGGTAAGTTATAACCTACATAGTTGAAGTCACCTAAGATAATTGTGCCATCTTCGATATTGTCATCAATGATAACTTGTTTACCAAAGATATATCCCACGTTCTCACGTTGTGCATCTTGGATAAAGATAGGACGTTGATTGTTATCCATCACACCATACACTTGGTTGTATAATGTAGCGTTACTCATTGCGAACTTTGCATTTTGTGCATAGCCACGTGATAACATGCCTAATGCTTTTGTGAAGTCTGTATACTTACCTGTTACATCTAAGCTGTTAGTAGCGTCCCACTTGATACCTGTTAAGATACCTTCACCTTGTCCTTTACCTGTGCCATTGATAAGTGCGTATTCAATCGCTTCAACAACACAATTAGTTAATTCTTCAACTAGGTAAGACTCGAACGCTTGAATGCTCATTGTTTTAGCTTTTACTGAGATTGAGAATACTTTTAAGATTTCATTAGCTTCAAATTGTACTGATGCTGTGATTGGTTTATCTGCTTCTACATAAGCGCCCTCTGTATGCCATTCTGCACGATCCTGCGGCGTACCAATTGGAATACGAATTTTAGTAGGCATATTAAACGTACGAACGTTTGCAAGTAAGCCACCTTGTGTACGTGCTTTCTTAATAACTTCATTTAAAGTTTGTTCCGGAATAACTGCGCTTGAATTACTTGATGAAGCAAATTCATCTGCACGATGTTCGATGTCTTGTTGTTCCATTGCTCTATTGAATGTACGTTGTTCAATATCTGTTAAGTTTTTACCTAACATTGTTTTAAAGAATGCTGAACGGTACTCCTCTGAACCAAAGATATTATTTGTTGGCACTTCATTTTGTCCTCGTAATTGTGCGCCTGTAATCGGATTATATGAACGTTGTTCCACTGGTTTTTCACTGCCTTTCTCGTTTTCTTGTTCTTTATCTTTAATATTTGCTTTAGCTTGGTTTAAGCCTTCAATTTCAATATTGAGTTTAGTAATATCTGCATTAGGGTCTGTGTCGATTGTCCCTTTAATTTGTGCTGCTCTTGTTTCAATATCTTGTAATGATGAGTTACGATAATAGTTAAATGCTTCCGAAACTGTATTAAACATATTAGTTAATCTCCTTTATAAACAATTTGTTAAGATTTATTTTCGCTTGATTAATTTCGTATTGTCTTTTTTCTGCTTCCTGCATCTGACTTCTAGCCTCAACAGATGTCTCTGAATAAGCCGGAAAGTTCACCACAGAAAACTCTAATACTTTATCTATTTTAGTAATTGTGCGTGTTCTTGTTTCTACATCGTACCGACTGCCGTCTGATACAGTAAATCCAAAACTAACGCCTGACATATCACCACGTTTAACTGATTCATATACAGAACGTGATTCACTAGTGTTTGCCAACCTAGCCCTAAAATGCATACCTGCATCATCTTGCCACACGTCCATAGTTTTAGGTGATTTTGCTAATGGTAGACGATTCTGATCGTGTGACACTAAAAGTCTTGTGTCATTAAACTTCACTCCGTCCAGCGCATTACGTTTGATAATTTCGGTATATGAACCAGTTGGCGTATTAATCAGTGCGGGTTTATCAAAAACGATTGCTGTTCCTTCAAGCACCATCTCGTCATCTCTAGTTTCTGCTTGTATTTCTGCACTTCTAATTTCCTTCACCTTGTCCGACCTCCTTATCTCCCATCTGATAATTCTTTGCAAGCGTCTTTTCTATATAGTTAAGACTTTGTATGCGTTCGTCACCATCTTCAACTGCGCTTAAGTTCATTAAGTCACGTGCTTCATTGATTGTGAGTAAGCCTAATGGCAATAATTCTTTAATCATATTTGATTTAGATTGATTGCTCGCATACTGTAATTTAGATGATTCAAAAATAATACGATTACTGAAGGCTTGTTCACGTTCGGTAAATATTTTATCCGTGAGTTCTGATGAAAGTTGTATCGCAAAAGGTTCTATTACAGACTCATAAAACGCCTGCCATGTGTTCTCATCATATTTACCTGTCACAATATCCTCATTGATTCCTAGATAGTCGTATATTTTCTTCTTAACAACTTCCATTTGTGATGTGTCAATCTGCACATCTGACGTTTTTAATGGAATGTATTCAAGCATGGCATCTAAAGGAATAACACCGCCATTATTACTCATAGAAAGATAATCATTCATGAACGCATCTTTCTTTTCCTTAAGTTTAGAATCTGCTAATTTTTGATTATATTTCAATATCCCTCTAATTTGCGCTGAGTTTTTAATTGCCGACTCCATACCTGAATTTTGCGTGTGAGCTAATTCTAACGTATTCATAATGGCCGAATTATCATCACCTAGTAATTCATTAGAATTAAAGTGACGTCGTAATATAGCCACCTCAGACAGTCTGAAATGAACGATTTCCCCATCTTTGAATAAACACTTCAGAAACATCTCTCCTGCACCGTCGACCACATACTCAACGCTTGTTGGTGTCAGTGGGTACAAGCCTGAAAGATTTCCCTTATTGTCTTTTTGAATAAGGATAAACGCATTATTGAATAAGTAATATTGTGTTGCGATCTTATAAAGAAAATCATAACCACTCATATATGGATTAGGTCTATTTTGTAATAATCGGTTAATTTTATAGTTATTAAAGTCTTTTGTATCGTTCACATGCTTACCTGATAACTTCGCAATATGTCGAGCAATTGCATCTACTGCACTTCTAAATATATCGTTAGAATACGCATCACCATTAAACTGCGAAAACGATTGAAAGCTACCTGAAAGCATTTCAAACTGTCTTGCTGTGGTCTGTTCTATCTTATCCAGTCCAAGCATCTTATTAATCCACTTCGGCACATCGTCACCTACTTTTCTTTTTATGTTGTTCACGTTCTTTTTTAGTACCTGGTACTAATTATTTACTTAAATTATACCACAAAAGGCTCTATAAAGCCAATTGTGGCTATTTCAATGGTTTTGGTTCAGCTGAACCAAAACAGATATTTATGTGTGTATGCACAGGATATAGATAAAAAGTTACTTGATTTTAGCAAAAGTTACTTAGTAGATACCTGTAACTATTGATATATAAGGCTTTTTAGTTAAAAGTAAGTTTTTGAAAAGTTACTTGTTATTCTATCAAAAGTTACTTGTTTCAGAAAAAGTTACTTCATCAAGTAGAAAAGTTACTTGATAATTTATAAACTTACTTGATTTTATTTAAAAGTTACTTAGTTCCTAAACCTTACTCTCTCAACGGTTTTGAGATTAATCAAGTAACTTTGACCGTATCAAGTAACTTTTTTATTATTCCTGTGATACAGATTTAATTTTCTTATATAGCTTGCTGCCTTTACGTGGCTCAATAATATTTGATCTATCATTATATTTATCATCAATATCATATGGTGCTATATCAAAAAGGTATTCACTAGATTTATGATAAAAATCAACTTGATAACCTTTATATGGTGAGTGTACTCTTTCGACTGTGTAACCTAATCTAATCAATTCTTTGGTAAAGCTATGGACTTTCATTACTTCATAGCCATAACGCTTAGCCCATTGTCGATATATTTCATATGCTACTTCTCTAGCCCTGCCATCGACTGGGTGAATTGGTCTATTACCTTCCATATCTAAGAAATGTCTTACTGGCTCATTTTCATATTGATAATTCTGAATCAGTTCATCACTTTCATCTACTTTAATAAATTCACCTGTTTCTAATAACTCAGGTAGATGTTCCAAGCATTTATTTAAGAGTGCTGACATTACTTGTGGCTGATTCAATTTTCTATCAAGTCCGATTTCTTTTTTATAGCCACCTTCCCCAAATGTACGTTTCATAGGTACAATAATCATACGACGATAAAAGCCGAATGATTTATCACTTGCTGGTGGTATGTTATTGCCAGCAAACAATAATTTATTATGTGGCACAAATTCAAAATCTTGTTTCCCTTTTGGATTTACGTTAATTGCACGACCAGTTGCGATAGATTTATAATTTCCAGTATCTTTAATGAATGTGTTATCCATATCATCATCAATATTAATCATTTTTCCCATTAATCGTGCTGGCTTAAATTCATGTCCTAAGTCTTTAAATTTCAATGCTGTTGTATTTCTAGCCCCAATAAAATTACGGATTAATTGTAATAGCGTTGATTTTCCATTGCTACCATTTTTATTTTTAGTCCCCATACTATAAAAGAAGAAGGTCTTTTCTGAAAAATTTTCTTTATATAAACAATAAGAAATAATTTGATATATCAATTTTTCTATTTGCTCATCTTCATCAGATACACTTTTAATAAAATTTTCTAATACTTCACTTTTAACACCTTCAATATATTCAACGTCAACCTTACTTGTAGAAATATGTGTAGGTGAGTGTTTCATGAGTTGGTTTGTTTTTAAATTTAATACGCCATTTGAAATAACTAATTTATGTGGCTCTAATTCTTTATCTTCAAAATTATTTTTCATTGCTTTAATTTTGAAGAATACTTCCCTATTTTGATGTTCCTTAATTTGTGGCATTTCTCGATACGTCAATTGTCTTAGTGTATCTTCATTAAGATGTTCATAATATTCACCGTTAAAGAAATGAATGTTTTCATCAATTAATATCATATTGTATTTAGTAGCTAATAATCGACTAAATCCAGTATGGTTAAATTTATCATCTTGTTCCATTGCTTCATGATATTCTTCAATTAATTTTTCTGTAATATTGTGTACATCTGCCATTATATCCCTCCACTATTTATTTAGGTGTATTCTCAAGATTGAATTGAATGTTTGATTCACTTCTTTATCGCTTAACGGTGGACTACACGTTTTGGCCCAAGCACTCACCAAGCCATATACTAAATGTGCGTCTACATATCGTCTTAATAAGTGGCCTATAATAGAAGCCAATGCTTGATTACGTTCTCCTTCACCTACACCAAATGCTCTTTCACGCCAATATGATGAATCATGTTTTGTATATTGATCTGTTTGTACAGATTGAGATTCTTTCACTTCTAACTTACTTAAAAACTCAATATCCATTGCTGGTGCGTCATTATATTTGAATCCATATCCCACATTTTTATCTTTAATAACTGGTAAAGCCATAGCTTGTGAAGGTACAAAACTAGCTTCATCTACTTCGTGTCCGATATAGTCAGCAAGTGCTTTTGAATACTTTCTATAATCTGCTGCACTTATCGGCTCACTAAGTGGAATCATAAGACGAATGCGAGGCTCATTTTCAGTGCATGAATACGTTGTATGATAAAACCATGCAACGCCTTCTAATCGCTTGTTTATAGCGTTGTATAATGCTCTGAAATTACTTATATTATCGTAATCAAGTGTAATAACAGAACGATTAATGATATTAGAATCTTTACGATATTTTTCTATAATGTTTCCTTTAGAATCTTCTTCATCTTTCACATCACCATACAGGACTAAACCACGTTTATATTTATCTAAATTAGTCATGGGTATTTGTAATTTGTTTAACCAGTCTGACCATTTCCAGCAACGGAAATCTCTAAATGAATTGGCATATAAACTGTTATACTGTATAATATTTATATAAAAATCATTTTTTAATTTTATTATGTTAAATTCTTTCATGTTTACACCTCTTTAATAGTAAGAGGCAATCATGATAAAATATATCTGCATGATTACCTCATGTGTTAATTATTCAACTATGCGTTATCTGATTCCTCGCCAAAGTTCTCAGATGACGCTCTTTCTATTTCATGAAACTTTTTAATTAATTCATCAAATTCATTAAGATATAGACCTAATAAATCTAAATGTTGAGTATTATGAATAGAATGCTCTTTATACTTATAACCATGTTCTAAAACTTGTTCTTTTGTTAAAGGATGACTACTTGCATATTTGAAATATTCTTCGTCAAACCAAACATGTGTAGTTTTTAGATCTTCAATTTTTTCTTTCACAACTTCTAAATCACTAAATAAATCTCTAATTTCCCAATTCATTATTGCTTAACTCCTTAACTAATTTTTTGTTTATTATAGATTTCTTTAGCTTCAATTAAACTCTCTAAAGTACGTTTGCAATAATCAACTTTTTCTAAATCTTCACGACTAAAGAAACTTAATTGATTTTGACTTTCAAATATAATTTGTTCTTCATTTATAATGATCCATTCAATAGCTCGCATGATATTTTGTTTATTCACATCTAATTTAGCAGCCATTGTTTCACTCCTTTATCGCAATAATTCATCAAGTTCATTCATAAGTGTTTGAACATTTGATTCTTCTATTTCTAGGTCATCTCTGATTATTCTTTGAAATTGCTCTAATGCTTCGACTTCACGCTCATTTAATAAATAGGTATCCATATAAGTTGCTAATGCATTAAGCATTTCATTGTGTGCAAAAGCACGACCTAATGCATATTTTGTTTCACCATATTTAAATGTAACTTGTTTCATTTCTTTTAAATTTTTTGAAATATCCATCTTATTTCACTCCATCAAAATTATTTTCAATTTGTTGTAATGCCCACTCGATTATTGCTTGTAAATGTTCTTCACGATTTACTGTTTCAACCCATTCATTATGCCCCTCTTTAAAACGATGTTCATATTCTGTTGCTTTATCCCCAACAGTTGTTCCTAACGTCGTATAAATATCTTGAATAACTTCTTTTTGTTTTTGTTCCATCTTTATGCCTCCACTTTTTCATAATTTAATAATGCGATTGTGCTACCTAATAGATAAATAGCTAGGCCTACATGAAACGCTATAAATGCACTAGCTAATACAGTAATTAAACTGATTAATAATAGTTGTAATGTGAATTTAAGCATTTTGAACCTCCTATGATCCAACTTTAATACTATTGCTAAACAAATCATCAATTGACATACCATACATTTCGCTCAAGATTTTAGCCTCTGGTAATGTGAAATAAGCTTTGCCACTTTCTTTCAACTGATAGCGTTGTGGGCTTATCCCTAACTTCTGAGCTACTTTCCTTTGAGTATCTCCTTTTTCTTTTCTTGCGATGTATAACATCGGATAATTTACACTTGCCATTGCAATTCCTCCTTCAAAATAACATATATAGTTGTCAAAAAAACTATATATGAATTATATAATTGTTATTAAGTTACTGTCAAGTTTATATTGTGATTTTAATTCAAAACAACATATAAACGTGTTATTATTTATCTGGGAGGTTATAGATATGATTAAATTCAACTTAAAAAAAGTGATGAAACAAAAAAACCTTAATATAAGTCAGTTAAATGAAATGACAGGCATATCAAGGAACTCATTAAGCCTTTTGATCAATGGTAAAAGTCAGGGAGTACAATTTGAAACAATTGAAAAAATAACTAGAGCATTAAATATTGGAATTGAAGAATTATTTGAAAAAAGCTTTAATGACATAAAAATTGTATTTGGAAATCTATATAATATAACTAAAAATCAGATGCATACATATCAAGAAGGAAGAGTAAACGCTGAATCGAAGGAATTTATTCCTTTTGTAGAAGAAAAAAAAGTAGAATCTAGCTACACTTTTGTAGGTATTGGCTTAGAATACATTATTGATGATACTGAGCTAGAAGAAACTATACCATTTAATTTTTCTTTGGAGTTTAACACTGATAACATTTTGCATTTAAATATACTGTTCGAAAATAGTAACTTTAAAAACGATTTTATTTACTTGTTAGATAATGTAAAGAATTTTGAAAATTTAGTATTGACATACATTACTTTAAAAGTACTAGAAAATTTAAAGCAAAGTGTATTGAAAAAGATAAAAAATAATTTCAAAATTGACAATAAAAAAATCAGTGTTACATATGACTTGAGCGAAAATGCTATTTTATTACCATTGAACGATGATTTAACTGTTGATTACGAACTTCTAACTCATGAAATAAAAAAAACAAATGATAAATCTCTGTATACTGTTACTTATGATAACGGGATATATTTTGAATACAAAAGCAGGTGATTACCATAGAACATAACTTAAACCTATCCCACAACATTCACAAAGATACTAAACGTGGTACATATTATTTTAGAATTACTTATTATGATAGAACCAATAAAAGAAAAGAGATAAAACGCTCTGGCTTTAAACAGCGTAAAGAAGCTGTGAAAAAATGCAATGAGATTATGGACGAGTTGGAAGGTATAGGACAAATTAATAAATTGCCTTTTGATAGGTTAGCTCAAGAATATTTAGATTGGTATTCTGCACGTCGAAAAGCTTCAAGTGTTAAATCTTTAAAGACACATTTAAATAATCATCTAATACCTCATTTTAATTCTATTGATGTTTTTAATCTTACGACACAAGATGTTATGAAGTTTCAAAACAAGAAATTGAAAGAAGGACATTCAGGGGAATATCTTAAAAAAATGCATGTGTTTTTAGTATCCTTACTTAACCACGCTATGAAGTACCATGATTTAAAATCAAACGTTGCTTCATTAGTTGGTAACTTTGAAATTGAATCAAACAAACGGCTTAATTATTGGACGCTAGATCAATTTAACCAATTCTATGAAGTGCTACCTACTATTGAACAAAAATTATTTTTCAAATTATTGTTTTACAGTGGTGCTAGAAAAGGCGAAATACGAGCATTGACGTGGCAAGATATAAACTTTGATGATAACTATATCCACATAAACAAAACGGACTATCACGGCGATGTGACAGTCCCTAAAACAAAAGCAGCCATACGTGACATTTACTTACCCACTCACATGATGGACGACTTAAAAGAATATTTAAACTGGTATCAAAATAATAACATATATAAAAGTGAATATGTGCTATTCGGTACATTTTTTAAAGCATTTAGCGAGTCAAAAATAGATCGTTGGTTTACTAACGCTTATAAGTTACTTCCTACCAACTTTCCTAAAATTGTAATTCATGAAATACGCCATAGCCATGCGTCACTTTTAATTAATCATGGTGCTAGTTTAATGGTTATCGCTCAAAGGTTAGGTCACTCTTCAATAGAAGAAGTAAGCACACGGTATGGACATTTATATCCTAGTACACAAAAAGAAATAGTTAAATATTTATGA